TAAATTCGTGAGCCGAAGTGGGTTGTATATACGTAGGGGAGGATAGGGTTATGTCAACAAGCTGCTTAAGAGGAAAATAATGGAGAAATTCTTTTTTATCTCTACAATATATTTTGTCTAACCCTTTTATAAATTTAAATACCTTATCCTCAAATAAATTTTCTTCTACTTCTGTGTGGAAAATAGGTAGTAAATACCCCTTTACATCCCTTATTGGACGGATGTAAATAGCACAAATGGAATTTTGGATTGGGTGAATAAATGGAGAGTATGGAATTATCTCTACAAACGCTTCTTTAAAACCCTTATAGCAAAACTCCTCTAGTTGACCTTTATTTTCTATTAACCAAAACACTTATTTACCCTTTATTTGTAGTACTTAAGGTAATTATTATTTAGGTAATCTCCAAATCTAGGTAAACTTAATCGTTGAGATGTTAAATCTACTATGTTTTTATTAGTACGGGCTACTTGTTCTTGGGTTCCAGTTATTTGCCAAGGTAAATTAAATGGAGGATATAATTGCCATAAGTATTGAGGATTTTTCGCAACTAAATTATCGTATGTATTTTTATCTATTTCTAAATAAAATATTTCATTTGCTTTTTTACAAAAATATCTTCTAAATTCTCCTATTTGGTAATCTTGTTGTGTTGGGGAATTAGAAATATAATTAGGTAGAGCTCTATAATTACCTACATTACCTATACTTATACCCTTAGATAAAATATATCCTAAATCAGTAGTAACTACTTCAGAAATTGGATTTGAGGGGACTGGAGATATAAATTCATTTACTGGGTCAAAAGTGGGGGTTAGTTGTTGAAAAGGTACATCACTTGGGGTTTTTCCAGTATAAAATTCTCCCTTAGAATTTTTCCAATATGGACCTTGGTAAGGAATATTAGTAGATGCTATTAGGTATTCTCCTAAATTAGCATATAAATTAGTTTTAACTTGAGATTTTGGATAATAGGCCATAATTAAAAGTTAGAATCTATTATGTAAGTTTTAGTACCGTTACTTGCCTTAAATGTTACTTTATTTTTATTTCCAGTGGTTTCAGCTATAAGTTTAGAAAAAGCAGCATTAAAAACTTTTTTATCTTGGGGAGTTAATCTAGAATATTCGCTTTGGATATCACTTCTTTTAAACCATGCATTTAAAGCTTTAACTGCTCCGGTTTCATCGTCATTAAATCTTCCTTTAAATTTTTCAAATAAAAAATCAGGGTCTTGTTGATTATAAATCTGTTGGAGTCTCATAGCTAAAAATTCAAAAGCTTGAGTTGAAGCTACACTTAGAGGAGATGATGGGACTTGAGGTAATGTTGGATTTAGGGGACCCCAATATTCAAAATGCCAAATTTCGTCTTGTCCAGCATTATCACTTAATCTCCAAGGATTATACCAACCATATTTAGCTCCAATTGTAGCTATAAGGGAATAACTATTAGTAGTAGCAGCAACACGAGCATTTAAATTTATAGTAGGGCTAGTACTACCTCCTACAACAGAATATAAATTACTAAAGTCTACGGCACCACCCCAACCATGAGGAGATGAACCAGCTCCTGCAGCATTTGTTTGGTTTTTTGCTAAATTAGCTTGTTGTGCATAATCACGATAGGCACTACTAATCACATATGGGATTTTATTATTAGTTAACTCAGTTATCCAAACTTTAAGAGCAGCAGCAGCATCTGGGTGGAGTTTTCTACCATTACCTCCTACTGCAAAATCAATACTTACAAGTTCTTTATCGGGGATATAAGCATTTTTATATTTTTTAGATGCTAAACTTTGAGCTACAGGTGAATTATTATAAGAAGTTGCTCCTATTTTATTAGGATTAATTTTTGGGGCTGGATCTAAAGCTCTATTAGGGATATCAATAGGTTTACCGTCTGGGGTAAATCCTACTCTAAATGAACCTTCTTGAGGAACATTAGCTACAGTATAATTTCCACCAGCTTGGACTGTATTAGTAGGAACCATTACAGTTCCTAAACTAGTAGTCCAAATATTACTTTCTATTTTATGATTTAAACTAGTAACTAAAAAATCCATAGTTTCAGGATAATTAGAAGGTAAAAATCTAGTATCTAAATTTAAACCATTATAAATTTTAACTCCTGAGATTCCGTCTAGGGTGAGTTCAACGCTTACAGGTAAAAATCCTTCAGTTCCCGATGATTGATTATTTGTAATTGCTGCTTTAGCTTCTAAATATTTAAGGAAAGTATTTAATGCTGTTGCATATGAATCAATTTCACTTTCATCATAAAATGGAAGAGGTTTAGAAAAAGTACTACTTATTTTTCTAACAAATTTAGCATAGTTTTTATTAGCGTTAGGAAATTTTTCTTCTAATTCAGCTAATTTTGTTTCTTCTTCAGTAGGGGCTTGAGCATAAGGATCTAAATAATTACCTCCTGAATCTTTAATTTTAAATATAAAATCAGTTAAATCAAAATTATCTCCAGTTCCAGGACTATCATTTATTTGTGGTTTAATTCTATCTATTAATCCTTCATTTAATTTAGATAGAGCAGTAGAATTTTCTCCTACTACAGAACCTCGAGCTTGAGCTCCAATAGTTACAGTAGTAGCAAAAGCATTAGTTAATTCTGTTTTAATTCCATAATTTCTAACAAAATTACCTAAAAAGGATCGACCTTTTGTTTCAGGATTTTCTGTGACTTTATAACCGTACAATTGTATAGTAGTTGTATCTTTAGGTAACTTTTTTCCTAATTTAGGTAATATTAAATCTTTTCCAGATAAGGGAGTTTGATCTATTATTCTAATAACATTAGATTCTTCATCTATAAAAGGTTCAAAACTATTAACTCCTCCTAATGCTGAAGAAATGTCTGAGCATAAAGAGGTTAAAAGTTCAATCAAAGATACTTCTCCTTCTGTAGTGTTATTGTCTACAAGTTGAAGTACATGAGCCATATTTACGTATATGTTCATAATTTGACCTACTTTTATCCCTCCAATATCCGTAACATAAGGATCTCCCCCAACTCCTAAATACCAAGTTTCAGGTTCATTATTATAAGTTCCTTTTATTTGGGTATTAATAACACATATTTCTGGGTTAGCACTAACTTGAAAAGGATTAAAATAAGCTAAATTATTCTCAGTAGTGTAATCAATAAAAATTAAAGGGGTTTGACTATTTCCATTTTTATATACAGGAAGAAGACTATTTTGGATAAAATAAAGTAAAGCTCCAAAACGTATATAGTACATATTATTATCTTTCCAATTCCAGGGAAAAAACGAAATTTCTCCATCAAATAACTGTTTTAATAAATTGACTTCACCTTGGTTAGTCATTAAAACACTTTTATAATAGGTTGCTCCATTATTTCCAATAACATCAGGTACTGTAGGATAGGTTCCTTCGTTGTCTAAAAGATTTGCAGCACTATAAAAAAATCTACCAAATTGATTTTTGTCTTTATAAGATTCAATAGTTGGTTCTTCATCTGTTTCTTCTTCTTGCTGTTCTTCTTGGGTAGTTTTATCATTTATTAAAACATTCATTCTAAGAGATTCAACAACATCACCTACACTTCTAAGTTCTAAATCAATATCATAAGAACCGTCTTCAGCAAATGACCAGTTAAAGTTAATTACTTTACCATAAAAAGCATCATAATTACCTGCTGATTGTTTTCTGTATAAAGCTATATTATCTAATAAGGCAGTAATAGTAGCTTCTCCTTGAGAGTTACTAGTAGCAGGAGCTGTACCTCCAACTGGGGTTGGTAATGTTGGGGATGAAAATGGTAAGGGAGTTAAAATATTTTGATTAATTAATGTTGTTCCTGATGGAGTTACGGGGATTGTCAAATCTAAAGAAGGATTTTCTCCTTGAAAAGGTCCACCTGATAAAAATTCATCAACTAATGAAAATGGATTTATAGATTCAATTTCACCATTATTATCTGCATAACTAACATTACCCCATTCTAAAAGAATAGAATATCCTAATCTTAAATATAAAAGATCAATTATATCAAATTGAGTAGTATTCCAAGCTTTAATTTTTATATTAGCTGTTCTTAAGGAACCTCTATTTTCAGATTTAATGTCTATAGAGGTTATACCCGGCATAGGTTTAAAACCAAAATCTAACCCACCTAAACCATAAGCTCCGTTATTAATTGAGGAACCATCACTAATAAAACCTTTAGAAAGTATATTTTTAAAATTAGCACTATCGCGTTCTGAGGTACCTGCAAATAGGATAAATTTAGAGGCTAATTTATTGCCTGTTAAATTATTAGAAATAATAATATCCTTAATATCACCTCTAAGTTTTGAGGAATCATTTATATCTACTCCTGAGATTAATTTAGCAAATGCTATTCTTTGGTTAAGGAATAGAGTTTCGGCTAAAGGTCTAGTAGTGGAATTAGCTGAGCCATATATTTTTTGTCTAATTCTGATTTGTTCAGAAACATAATCTGAGACGGCTTCTCCGACAATATTCATAACTGATTTATTAAATTAAATTGAGTAATAACGCTAGCAAAATCGCTAGGAATTCTAATTTGAATACCTTCTGGGATAACTAATGAATTAAGTCCTGTATTAGGATTAGCAGATGCTATAATCCACCATAAAGAAGAATTACCATAATACTGAAGGGCTAATATATCGTATCTATCCCCTTGAGTAGTATAAACATAGGTATCATCTGGAGATAAAGGTATCTCTGGATAACGAGAAGTAGCATACATTTGTTTGCCAGTAGTACTTCTAATTATGGGAATATTTCTATATCTATTCATATATTTTAAAAGAGATTTACACTACCAAAACCTGACCAGTTAGTAGATCCATCATTGGGATTAGCTAATGCTATATACTCTTCATCTCCTATAAGAGTTTCACCGTTTTCACCTAGTCCTACAGCTTGTTTTTGTGGAATAAAGTTATGAATTGGAGTAAAGTCAAATGAACCTACTTTAACCATATGAGATAATTGTTTAACTGTTGGATCTTGATCTCCATCAGTATCATTTATAGCAATTTCCCAAGGCATTTCCGTTATCATATCGTATGATAAGTTAGTAATAAATCCTGGCTGCTCATAGAGATACCCACCAACTGTTAAAGTAATAAAACATCCTTTCATATAACCATATTCACCACTATAATCTGGGGCTAAGTTTGATGCTAAAAAGTTTAACTTTTTATACATTGGAATAAGCTCTTGTTTTGATTGGGCTGCAACTTTAAAACTTAAGGATATTTTTCTATCAAACCCATTATATGTATAAAATTTTTCACCTCTACCTAAATAATTATACCCACTCCAATCACCCGTATAGCTATCTGTAAAACTATCAATAAATGCTCTAAAATGTATATAATCTATTGCATTTGGGCTATAATTATTAATAGCACCTATTCTAAAAGCAATTAAATCATTTACTTCAGCACTTGGTTTGATTTCTGCGCGATTACTAGAATAAACTTTTAGAGCATTAATTGTATCTAATGCTTTAACTGGTCCTGAATATGTTATACCTTTAGTATATGAAGAATAATCTTTACCTGATCTAGCTCCTGGGTCTCCTAAATTAACTCTACCTTCAATTGTTTGGTTTTCACCTATATTGTAACTTAAAGATTTAGCTGTAGCTCCTGATTTATTAGCATTTTCTCTTTGGGGACTTCTTAAACTATCTCTTAATACTTTTCTAAAATCTTGTGTTTTAGGAGATAAATGATTGCTTGTAGGAGGATTTACATCGGTAGGAGTTCCCGCTAAATCATTTTCACCTGGTTTTTCTATTAAAGCTTTATTATAAGTATAAACACTTTGACGTTCAATTATACCTGTATTAGAAATTGCAAAAGATGAACTTTGAGGAGTATTTACATTAGTAGCAGGTAGATCGTATTCAGGGGATTTAGTCCAAAGTTTTTCTGGGTTAATTTTAAGACCACCTTGTTGTTTATCATCTAAAACTGATTTTAAAATTCTAGATTCTGAAATTAATGGGTTTAATAGTTTAGGATCTAAAGATCCTGATTGTGGTTTGTTTAAATCAAAATTTGGGAGAAAATTTTCAAAATCAAAAGAACCATTAGGTGTATAAATTGTAGGCCCTCCCCAAGTCCAAGGTTTAAATGGTTCTACTTGTAAACCACCAACTTGTTTATTATTAATATCAATAGATTGTAAAATCTTTTGACTATTTACTACGGGGTCATAAGGAGTTAAAGATCCAGTATTGTAAACATTATAATAAAAACTAGGATTAAAAGTATACCCTCCATCTGAACTTATAACTCCAGCTTCATTAGGACCTTGAGGTAATAATTCATTTGTAGCGGATTCATAAGCATTACTAACTCCATATGGAGATATAAATGAACCAGTTGTTCTATTATTAGGCCTTATCTTTTGACTATTTACTACGGGGTCATAAGGAGTTAAAGATCCAGTATTGTAAACATTATAATAAAAACTAGGATCAAAAGTATATCCTCCATCTAAACTTATAACTCCCGCCCCGTTAGGGCCTTGGGGCAATAATTGATTTACAGCAGATTCATAGGCATTACTAACTCCATAGGGAGATATAAATAAACTAGTTGTTCTATCATTAATTCTTCTAAAAACCTTATAATTACCTGCTGATGGGTTTTTAGGGGTTTCAATTACATTAATAGAGAAAGGGCTACCAGGAATAGGAAGAGCTTTCCTTTCACCATAGAAACCTGAATTTAAAAGTTGTACGTTATTTACACCTGTTCTTTTATTACCATTATCTTCAAATCTAATATTAGTATTACCTACACCTAATATAGATCCGGGACCCCCTCTATAAGTTAATATTGTATTTTTTAGTTCAACATTAATATTATTAGGTTTAGCGTAACCCCCAATTTCATTATTTAAAATTCGAGATTCGTATAAAGCAAATAATCTATTATCTAGTGACGTAGCTCCTCCAGAGTTTACCCAATCTAAATTATCTTTATTTATTTTATTATAATAGAGATATTCATTAGGGGCATAAGCTCCTGTTTGAGCAAATGGGTTTATTCCTTGTTTATTTAAATGACCTCCAAAAGCTATAACACCCGCCTGAGCTAATGTATTTAATGGAGTATAAATACCTTCATTTAATACACCACTTGTTTGAGTACGAGCAGCTGAATTAGATAAAACGTTTTGTTTAGCAATAAAAAATAGTCCGTTAGGAGACTTTAAATCAAAAAACATTTTAGTTAGTCTTTTGATATCTGTTAAAGAATCTCCTACAGTTAAGTAACCTCCCCTTAAAATAAAGTCAGGAGATTTTGGTTCTAAACCATCCGGAATCTTAGCCTGGATATAGGGTTGTCCACTATATCCACCTCCAGGGGTATCCTTACCGTACTTGAGGCTTTTAAGATCGGTTACTAAATCTACTAAAGGCATTTAATATTATCCTGGAGGATTGTCTAAATACTTAGAAGGAGTTTTTCCGTTAAGGTCTAGCTGTGATGGTTGCGGTAAGGCATTATTGTATCCATCGTTATATGCTGTATAATCTGTAGTTACAATAGAGGCTGCTGAACCGTTTAAAGAATAACCGGGTTGGTTACCATCAGCATGCAATTTAGATTGCTTAGTAGCTAAAGGATTAATTTTAGGAGTTGCCCCATCATAGGGTGTTAAGTTAGAACCTTGTGTTGTTAATTTATCTAATAGTCCCATGTTTATTAATTTAAGATTTTATTATAAATATTAAAAATTATTGAGTTTTAAAGTCTTTTAATCTAGACATTCTTTGAATGTCAGGATAAATAGCAGTAGCCACAGTAGTACCATTAATGCTAATAGTACCTTCTTTATTTAATACTGTATTAAGTAGAGTTTTAATAGCTTGTAATTCAGCAACTAAAGGAGCCATATTTACAGAACCACCACCAGAGGATTGTCCAGAGGATTGTTGAGTACCTCCTCCTAAGTCGGTACCTGCTATTACTGTATCTTTATCGTTTAGTTGGATAGCACCTTCGGGAGCAAGTAATGTACGTTTACCATAGCCTTGGGGTGAAACCATATCATCAGCTGTAAGAGATTTAATTGCAGCATATCCTGCTATGGCTGCTGCAACTGCAACTGCTACCCCTACTCCAAAAGTAAGAGCAGCATTTGTAGCTAAAGTTGCAGATGCTATTCCCATTTTTATACCTAATTCTATAGTACTTTTTCCTATATTACTTAATATAGCACCGGCTTGAAGTATTAAACTTCCTAAAATAGTTTCTTCTAATCCAGCCCTTATAGCTGCCTGAGTAGTTCCTCCCGTCATTAATGTAAGTTTATACATTTCAGCGGCATTTTGAAGACCTAACATAACTAGTATTTGACCACCTAAACCTAATTGTGCTGATTTTTGTGCAGTAGTTAGAACTTGTGTTCCAAGTTCTTGCCTTGCAAAAAGTAATCTAAGTCTAGCAAAAAATACAGTAATTTTACTTATAGCATTTTCTTCACCTCTAGCAACTACTTGTCCTTGTAAAGTTGTTAATCGACCAGCTTCTATTATAGCAGCAACTCTACTAACAGCTACATTAGCACTTTGGAGGACTAATATACCTTTATATAACCCATAAACAGGTAAAAGATATTTAGCTAACGTAGCCGCAAATTTTAATATTTGACCCATAGGGCCTGCTACAAGAGCAGATACTACTCCAGCTATTTCAGCAAATACATCTAATACGGGCATTAAAGGTTCTACTAAAGATACAAAAACTTCTTTAAGTTTTTCTATAGAAGCTGTAAATCTTTCTTGAACGGATTGACCTGCTAATTGGTTAGCTAAGGTTTCATCACCTAAACGCTTTTTAGCTTCTTCTAAACCTACTTCTTTAACTAAGTTATTAAATCTTTCTTGAGCGGTTTTACCTTCAACTCCTGATAGTTTAACTAATGCTTCTCTTTCAATTAGAGATTTAGCTAAGTCCTCTCTAGTTAAACCTACAGATTTAGCTAATGCTTCCTGTTGGATAACATTTCTAGCAGTAAATTCGGCTGCTGTTCCTACTTGTTTAGCAATTTCTTCTGCTACAGTTGCTAAATCATTATTAATAGCTGCTAATCTTGCTCTTTCCAGATTAAGGTTTTTACCAGTTAACAGTTCAGCCTCTAGTTCAGCTGATATGGAAGATTCAAATTGAAGTAAAGAACTAGCTATTCCTTCTACCTGTTGTAGATTGACACCTAATAATTTAGCTTGTACTATAGCTTCTGCTATTTTTGCGGGTTGGCCCCCTAAAGAAAGTAAAGTAGCTTGGGATGTATTTTTTACTTCTTCTAGTATTTGTTTTTGATTTAAAGCAATTCCATTAGCACTTGCTAAAGCTACAGCTTCACCTAAAAATTCTTTAGTTGTACCTTCTACTTCTTTACCAGTTAATACTGTAGTTCTAAATAACATACCTGCTGATTCAGCTGATAATCCTGCTTCTTTAGTCAGTCTTGTAAATGTAGTTAGGGCTTCGTCACTAATTTGAGCAAAAGTTCCAAATTGATTATTTAAAGTTATAAAAGCTTCTGTTAAACCCTGAGTGGTAACATTAAGTAAATAAGAATTATTAGCTGCTGAGTTTAAATCATTTGATAAACCTGAAGCTGCTCTATAAGATATTCCAAAGTTTTTAGCTAATTCTCCTGTAGATTTATCTAGAGATAAGAAAGCATCAGTTATTTGAGTAGCTAAAAATGTACCTATAGCTAAAGGATCAGTTAAAGATTCAGCTAACTGATCTTTTACTTCTTCAAAACCTGCTTTTAATACTTTTATTTTATCAGCAAAAGAAAGAGTAGCACCACTAGCTTTTTCAATTTCTTCTGCTAGTTCACGCATTTTTTCTAGTGCACTGTCTACACCTAAAGCACTAGCTAAACCACCTAATCCTATTTTATTAAGAGATTGTTCAATTCCTTTAAGAGCAATACCTCCTAAACCCATTAACTCTTCTATTCTTTCTTCTTTCTGGATGCGTTGTGTAAGAAGATAATCAGTATCTTTAATAACTTGAAATCCATCAGCAGCCGCTCTTAATATACTTTCCTCTTGTTCGTTAATTTTACCTAAAAATCTTAATCTTTCAACAGTTGCTTCATTAATTTGGCCTGAAAATTTAACACCAATTTTTTCTTTAGCTAGTCTTTCGGATTGTTCTTTTAAATCTTGAAAAGCTGCTTTTTGTTTATCTTGTACAGCTAATAACTGTTTTTTATTTAGTTTATAAATTTCTTGTTGATCGTACTTTAATTTTTGAGAAATATCCGTTAATTTGCTTTGGGCTTTAGTAGCTAAACTAATAGCATCATAACCTTTTTTTAATTCACTAGTGTTAGCAACATTAAGTGCATATTGGCCTTTAAATCCTTCAGATAAACTTGCTGCTCTATCTTTAGCCTCTTCTAAAGCATCAGACATAGCCTCAACCGCAGATTGGGCATTTCTAAGATCAGTAATATTAAATAAAGGAGCACGTTTCTTAGTAAGTTTTTCGTACTCTTTTGTAAGTCTTTCTAGCTCAGCTATTTCCGTTTTTATATCGTTGGTCATCTAAAGCATTTATTATAAATATTGGATAAATATGTTTTTATTTATAACTTGTTTTATTATATGCTTTAGAGGCACCCATAAATGCTGGGGTGTTTATTTTACCTGATGGATCAACCGCAGTAATTTTATTTTTACCTTGTCCGGCTTGTTGGGAAGCTTTAGATTCTTCGTTATAAAATTCTTGTATTTTAAAGAAAGTAAATTTCCTTAGCCATATGGGCATTGAATAGACTGTGTTCCAGTCATAACCACCCTTACCATGAAATATTATTTCATGGATTTGAGTGAATAAATTCATTCTAACTTGAGATGCTATCTCAGGCGTCAGGCCAAAAAAAGCTAAGATTTATTGGTATAGCGACCTCCTCACCGCTATTTGAAATAAATGTTAAATCAACATCAGGTTGTACCGTACGAATATATTCGCGCAATGATCTTGAATCGCGAGCTAATAGATTATTATCTACAAATTCACGAATTGATTTAATCTCTCTATCACCATTGATTGAGGTAATGATATATTTCAAACGAGTAGATAGCTCTGGGGAGGAGTCTTTATTAATTTTCTTTAAACCAGCTAGCTCAGCATCGATTTTTTTATCGTCACCTGCTGTAAGGATTTTAAAAGTTATTAAATTACCTGAATTGGGTAAGGTAAAAGTAAATTCATTTACTCCTTCTGTAATTAAAGATTCATCAAAAGGTTTGTTATCTAAAAGAGATAAATCTATAACGTATGATTCTCCGTCATAAACAAAATCATAATCTTTACCATAACCTAAAATACGAGATGCAACCATAAGTGCATTTTTATCTCCTATAATTAAATCATTATAATCAACTTTAGTTACAATAAGAGATTGTATTAGTTTATCTAAAACTGTGCCCTGTTTGATGTATGATTGGTTAGTAAGAATATCTTCTTCTTTAGCAGTCATGTATTTCATTTCTACTTTTCCTTCTCTTAAAGGATTTCCTTCGGGGTATAGTAAACCTTTTGAAGGTAGTTCAACCATTTCGGTTGGAATTTTAAATTCGCTCATAAATTTTTATTTAATAAAACTAGTTTGTCTATTATACATATAATATAAAAAAAAAGCCTGGCATAGCCAAGCTTAAATTTAATTTTATGTAAACTTTTATTAGAAGTTTAGTACACAGTAATCCATACCAATTGTTAGTGATATGTTAACGGCTTGGTTTTCTGTATCCCAGTTATATTCACCAAAGTTACCACCTTTAATAAATGCTCCTTTAATAACCCATTCAGAAACGATATCACCTACAGGTCCTAATATATCGATAGTTAAGTCTTTCTTATAGAAATCTGAATAACCATCGCGTCCTGTTACTGATTCGTGGTGTAGGCGAAGCCATTCCATTGTTGCTTGAGCTCCAGAAGGAGTGATTGGATCAAACAATGTCATTGTTAAATCCGACCAGGTAGTTTTACCTTTAACCTTTCTATATACGTTGATGTGGTTAAGTACTACTTCACCTTGTTCAAAAGTAACAGCTGAAATTGCTTTAATTGTGTAAGCGGGGATACCATCTACATACATGATAAAGCGGTTCGCCTGTTTGGGTTCAAACGCTGTGAAAAATATTTCGTTTGGGTCTAATACTGCCATTTTGCTATATTGTTTATTTTATTATAAATATCGTTAATTACAACTCTTATGCTGGGAAAGTAGCTCCTGTTGGTAAGATGTTGAAATCTAGGTAAATAAATTCAGCAGTCTTAGTTGGTTGTAGATAAATCTGACCAATCATCTGGTTTCTATCGATTACATCCGGAGTGTTATTGGAATCATCCATAATTACTCTAAATGCATACAAACCTTGACGTTGTTGAACTGATTCAAGATATGGGTTAACTTGGCTTAAGAATTGGTTTCTTGTAGCAATTGTGTTTTGTTCAAACACTAAGTTGTTAGCTACTTGAGAAATATAAGACTTAAGGGCGATTAACAATCTACGTACATTTACACGATCGAGTGCAGATGACTTTTTCTGTAAAGTTTTCTGACCATATACTACAACTCCAGTTCCTGGGAATGTAGCAATTGGGTTTACATTATCTATATATAGATCATTACGATTTGTTTGTGAAAGTTTTCTTTCCGCTCTTATTACGGTATCTAAACCGCCTCTGTTAATGCCCGCCGGAGCGAACCATGGTTCAGAAACGTTGTCGTTAAATGCATATACTGCCGGAATCATCGTAGAGGCAGGCACCCATACGAGTTGACCAGTTCCAGGGTCAATTGTTTGAAGCCAGGGCCAATATGTTGCAGCATATGAACTATTAATAGCTTGAGCAGATGTAATGGTTTGAGAAATTTGAGCACCATATGGTCTAGTATCTAACACCGCAATAGCATCACCTCTAGATTGAACAACATCCACTAAAGCAGTATTTTGAGCTGAGTTATCGGCAATGTTCAAGCCTGGGATTGTAATTACGTTAAATTGTAAATCATCTTGGTTAGTCATTAGATCGATCATATCATCGTAGTCTGTAGCATTAATACCTTGTAGGTTTGTTGATCCTGAGATATAGTTGTAGAATTTAGCTCCACCACCATAAAATAAATTACCGGTAGCGCCTGTAAAAGTACCGCTTGCTGCTGTTGGAATTGAACCTGTAAATGCTGATTTAGCAGTTCCGTTATTATCAAAGTAATATGGAGTAGGTTGTTGAACTGCACTTACGTAAACATATCTAGATTGGTTAGGATAGTTTCCGTTTATTTCAACATAATTTTCTGCAGCATTGTATGCTTTAACACTATCACCAATTACTTTAGAAATAAAGTTTGGTTGAGTAGGATCAAGTGATAAATTTGCCCAAGTTTCTAAAACAATAGGTTCTACAGTTGTATCATCACCCTGTCTAATTAATAAACTAAATGTACCTGAACCTGTATTGGAATTAGTAATTTGCCACCTTACGTTATCAGCTGAACCACTGCTTAAAATACCATTAGTACCTAATGAACCTGAGTTGTTCATGATTGTACCTTCTGAGATAGTTTTAAGAGTAAATGATCCTGAAGTATTACTACCACTAATAGCACCCCCAGTTATAGTAGCAGAAGTAAATGATCCTGAAGCTACTCTAGCTACTATTAAGCTTTGGCCACCTTGTTGAAAATAGTTATAGGCTGCAATTGAAGTTAAGTAGCTGTATTCTTGGCCACCACTTAGAAAAGTACCACCAAATTTATTTAGATAATCGGAATAAGTAGTAACTACTGTAGGGATTTCTACAGGACCTTTTACGGTTGGACCGATAATTGCGGCTCCAACAGTTACGGGTTGCTGTGTAACGAATGAATTGTCATTCTCTCTAGCTAATACTCCAGGTGAAATTAAAGTTTCTGCCATTTTATAGTTGTATTTTTAATTTTATTATAAATATATGAAATTTCGTCAAAAATCTCTGTAAAACCCTTAAATACAACTAAATGTTAGAAAATTTTATTCTATAGTAATTTCGCCTGTTTCCAAATTAAGGTTACCACTTCCGTATTTTTCGGTTAATTGAGCTCCTAAATCAGCACTAGTTTTTTCTAGTTCAGCTATTTGTGATTTTAAAGTAGCTTTGTTACTCTCTAATAAAGTAATTCTGTATTCGAGTGAACCTAGTCCAGTTAAAATATCATTTTGTTGATCTCTAAGATTTCTTAGTGATTGTAATTCTTCTTGTGTTAAAACTTTTGTTTCCATATGTGTATAAATATTAATTTTTTAGTAAAGGTCTAATTTTAGACATTACTAGTTGTGGAGTTATTGATTTTTGACAAATATGTTGTTTATCAGTTCCCTTCCAAATAGGACACCAGTCCCAATCACCGGCATCAAATGTAAAGTTTGGATTAGTCCAACACGGAAAACATTTATCGGTCATTATACGTGTAGAGCGAGAAGTAAATTCGTGATTTTTTTCTGCAAAACCATTTATCATTGCTGTGTGTTTTCCAATAGACCAGTTTAACCACGATAAACCTGAACCTAAACCTATAAATAAATCAGCATGATAAAGATAGTTAACTACATTACTAATAGGATGTCCGTAATGATTAATAGTACCAGGGATTGAAAATTCATTTTGAGTAAGAGAAATTACAGCATAACCTTGCTGGTTAAGTAACTTAACTAGAGAGCACCAGTATTCATATTTCCATTCTTTACAGCCTGCTGTAGCATTAGGACCTATTACAACATATTTGTGTTTATAGGGTTTTTCACCTTTAGGAAAGTTAATTCCATAATTTAATTCTTTAAATTCTAACCCTAAAATATCAGTAGCAGTGGCTTGCATTGGGATAGTGTTGCATTGACGTGGATGAGAACTTGGATTTTTCCACCCTCCATCTTTATCTCTAAACCAACCTATCTTATAATGTGCTACACATTCTGTATTAGTGTCTGGGTTTATAAATTCTATACCTTTATAGGCTTCTAAACCTTTAAACCAATCATTATGGAATGTAGATAATACAACTTTACAATTATGTTTTTTAGCAAATTCAACTGCGTAAGGAGACCAACCAACAGTATCACCTATTGCTTTAGATTCTATTGAGATTAATACTCTTTGATTAGTTAAATCTAATTTACTTACTTCTTTACCGTCTACTTTAATAGACCACGGAATATAATATTGTATATCACATTCAACCCACATATTATTGTTAATAGTTTCTGAGTGGTAGATTTTGCCTGTTAAAGAATCTACAAATTCTACAAAATAAGATTTATTAAGATTTCCTAAAATTTCTACTTTAGGTTTACCTATATAATTAACGTGGATAATATTTTTATCTTCTGGTTTTTTATAATTACTAATAAATTCTTGAAGAGTATTTTTTCCTATTTCAGCTATTTTATCCCAATTAAAATTTTCGTGAATAATTTTAGCGTCTTTAAGAGCTTTAGCTTTATGTTGTTTATAATTAACATAAGCATCCCTCATTACTTTAGCTAAATCTTTGTAATCAGGTTCATAATAGTTACCTGTTAATAATCTTCCTTTATAATCAGAATCCTGTGCTGGTAGTTCATTTAATACTTTTACAGGTAATCCTTTACCCTCAGCAAATTCCATTTGACCCGAACATGCAGAATAAATAGAAGGGGTACCACAAGCCATAGCTTCAATTAAAGGTAAGTTCCATCCTTCACTACGGGCACAGGATAAAAATACGTGACCATTTTTTAAATAATTAATATAATCTTCTCGAGATGGAAAATTAACTATTCTAATGCGTGAATCCTCTAAACCATAATGTTTTAAACGATTTTCAGTTGTTTCTAAACCATCACCCGAGAATGAATTATCAACTGAGATTATTAGATCAACTGGTTCGTCTGGGTTAAATTCTTTAAGGAATGTTTCAATAATCTCTTTAGTAGATTTTCTATATTCCCACCGCCCAAATACAACAAATTTAAATCTCCCATCACTATAATCATTAGTTAATTCTGGGGAGAATATACTAGTATTTATTCCTTCGGGTACTACTTTTACTTTTTCAGCAGACATACCTTGAGCAATAGTACATTCAGCTTGCCATTTAGTGGGTACCCAGATTTGATCGTATTCTTTTAATTTATTAAAAAAATGTTCTGGTTGTAGGGTTGATTCCCAAACGTTATAAGCAATTTTTGGACCTTTATAAGACGAATAATAATAGTGATGGTCTGTTTCTTCTAAAACTATATTAACATTATGCTCAAACTCATTAGAATAATTGGAATATAATTTATAATCTTCTAATTTATTATATTGGTTTTTAAGAGTTTGTTCGTATAATAGTTTTTTATCTAAATCATCTATATAGGGTTCTCCGTTATGGGGTTCGTCATTAAAACCATCCCATGATTTACCAATAGTAAAATTTCTAACCTTTACAGGAATTAATTTAGATAAATGTCTAAAAAATTCTCTTGTATGATTAGCGTAACCTGTAGTTCCTATATAAGGACCATGTGCAAAAACCT